CTGATGGCGTCGAGACTAAATCATATCTGCCAGAGCAATCATTCGCTGAATTCCTGTTCAGCTCCGGCAATGGTGACATCGGAAGTTACGAAGCCATTCGATTGTTCTACCAGTGCAAGCCGTTCTTTCACGCAGTTAAAAAGCGGTCAGGCGGATTCGCACAGATACAGCCTCGCGTTTACGATACCGAGCTTAAAGAATTTGTAGACGATCATCCGATTATCAAGAAACTTAAAAACCCGAACCCGTTCCAGTCTTACCATGCTTTCGCTGCAGAAATGGCAGAATGCTTTGATGTAACCGGTAATGCTTTCCCGATCGCAACCGGCAACGCGAAGTACGCGCCCATCGAACTGTACAACGAGAAGCCGCAATGCGTGAACATGACCGACGGCAAGAACTCCTATTATTACCCATCGGTTATCGGCGTTAATACCAAAAACGACACCCGCAACTATCGCCTTGAGGATGTGAAGCTGGATGGAATAACAACGGCTCGCTATTACACGCCGGATAAACTTGGCGAGATATGGCAAACCAAAGACACAAACCTTGGCTATCAGCTGTCGGGGATGTGGGGCATGTCCAGGGCCCAACCGGTATGGCTTGAGATCCAGCAATTCGTTGAGGCGAACACTAACAACCTGTCGATACTGCGCAGGGGTGGCCGTCCATCACTCGGCTGGTCGTGGACAGGTGACGCACCGATGACAGACGCGCAATTCGTACGCGCTCGCGAGGAGCTTAAAAAATACACGGGCGCCAGTAACGCGGGCCGACAGGCTATTGTCGATAAGTTAAAGCCTGAGGCTATTGGCCAGACCATGCGCGATATGGAGTTCAGCGTTAACCGCGAGACGGTCCAGAAAGACATTTATGTAACATACGACGTGCCGCTTGCCTTTATGTCTACGTCTGCAATGACGCTGGATAACCTGAAAGTATCTGAATTCCTGATGTGGCGTGACTCGATACTACCGCTGGCGTCGTTCCTGTTTGGCGAGCTTAGCCGGTTCTTATTGCCACGATACGGCAACATCGGCAAGCACAAGGTCGAGAACATGCGCATTACGTTTAACCCGTTCGATATTGAGGTATTGCGTAGACAGCGCATTGCTGACACATACGATCTGTCTAAAATCCAGATAATGACAGACAACGAGATGCGTACCGGGTTAGGTTATGAGGATTTGATTGACGGCGGCGATAACGTGTGGAAGCAATCGACCTATGTACCAGCCGAGTCAGACGCTGATACCAGTGATAACCTCAAGCGCCCGATTAAATCACTGTCGAAAGACGACGAGTTCATTAACGACTTACGCGATATGAAACGCCGCGACGGTACGCCGTTGTTTGATCAGTTAGAGTTAGACAAATATCGCAAGGCGCAATAATGGCCGGATTCAACACCGACCCCGTTAAGCTTCGCAGGTCTGTACAGCGTCAGGATGCACTAAAGCGCAAACTTGAAAAGCCTCTTGGATCCGCTATTCGCTCGTTATTCCGCAAGATGGCTGATGACCTTGAGTCTCGATTGATCGATGCCGGGCAGCCTATCGATGCCCGTGACTACGACGGCATTGTCGAGAAGCTACTGGCAGATGCATACGAAAAAACAGGTTATGAATTTGGAGCCCTGCTTGCCGATCATATCCGCACGTCCGATGATGACGATAAAACAGTGAGAGCTGTACAGGCTACGGCACTTGCCGATAAGACATCGGTTAAGAAAGTTATTGACTCCATGCAAGCCGAGACTGACAAGCGCATGGCTAAGTTCACAGTCAAAACCGTACCGCCTCGCGCCGCCGATATTAACCGAACAACGAACAAAGCAATAACCCGGGCAATGGATAACGCTGCCAAGCAGATAGCCGCCCATGCCGCGTCCACCAAGTTCGATGCCAGCCAGACCGTTATTGATATGCGCGAGTTTGCCGAGCAGGTTAAAAAGAATTTCCTTGACAGTGTGATCTATCGCGGCGACATGATCGCGCAGACAGAAATACAGAATGCCGCAGAGGAAGCAAAGTCGGCAGAGGTCGCTTCGTTCTTCGACACTATCACCACACCGATTGAGGACATGATCGTAGACGGTCAGGTATTAGTTGCCGAAAAAATATGGGTAACAATGGGTGACGATAAGGTGCGGCCATCGCATGCCGACGCTGATTTCCAGATTGTGGACGTTGGCGAGTCGTTCGAGGTTGGCGGTTATTCGATGGACTATCCTGGCGACAGCACGCACGGAGCCCCGCTCGATGAGATCATAAATTGCCGCTGCCAATCTAACGCGGTGATTCAGTAAATTCTCTGTGCCATTTTTGGCACTACTCTAAAAAATCAATATTCCTTAAACTTGCGCAATATATTTTATGAGTTGCGCATGACATTACTTTGCACAGCAAAAACAACAGACGGCTCTACTGCTGAGATTGATTGGGATGGCGGCGTATTGCAGCTTGCTATCGATGGCGTATTCGATGGCGCAACTGTTGCATTGCATGTTGATCAAGACGGTCTCGGATACCAGAACCTTGTAGGCCTTGAGCAGACAGTCCCTGATGTTAATCGTATATTCCTGAAGCCTTGCGGCTTTAAGTGCGTAATCTCTGGTGCAGGCGCATCAACATCTTTGACAGTGAGTGCAATCTAATGCCAGTCATTGACTTAAAAAATAAAGGCAAGCGAGAAACTAAAAACTTCCATTTTGAAGTAAAGAGCGTTGCTACCGAAGAGCGCAATGGCCAGAAGGTTGGAATTATCACCGGTCTTGCCAGCACTTACGACAAAGACCGTGGAAACGACATCATATTACCCGGTGCTTTTACTGAAACCATAGCTCGGCACAAGGCTACCGGTCGTCCGGTCCGTATGCTGTTCCAGCACTGGTCAGAGAATTTGATAGGCGGCTTCCCGATTGAATCGGTTAAAGAAACATCGGAAGGCCTCGAAGTGGTTGGCGAAGTTAATTTATTGCCTGGCCACATGGGCGAATGGGCTTATTCGCTGGCCAAGCAAGGCGTGCTGTCTGACTTCTCTATCGGCTTTAGCTGCGTTGAGGAAGAGTATCAAGGCAATGTACGCCTGATCAAAAAATTAGAATTATGGGAAGTATCGCTCGTCAATGAGCCTATGAACACAAACGCCCGTGTTGCCAGCGTTAAAGCGCATGGCGAACAGGCAGCGTACACGCTCGATGATGTTGTCGAGATTAAGACGTTAAGAGATTTTGAAAAATGCTTGAGAGATTCAGGATGTTTTTCAAAACAGGCTGCGCTGCATTTGGCGCAACTTGCTAAGTCCAATCAGTGGGATGCTGAAGCAGACACATTACAACCGACCTACGGTGTTGACTTTTACCAAAAAGCAAGCGCCGAACTAAAACCAAACTGAGGATACTGCAATGGCAGACTTAGCAACCGAATTGAGTGAACACAAGAAAATTCTTGACGCTCAAGGCAAAGCATTCCACGACATGAAGCAAGTAGTTGAAAAATTCGGCGCTGATAGCGTTGAAGGCAAAGCTGCTTTGCAAAAAATTGATAGCAAATTCGAAGAGTTCGAAAAGAAAAACCAAGAAATGATCACTGGTTTTAAAGCTATCGAAGGCGCTGAAAAAGAACTGAAAGAGCGTATCGTTGACCTCGAAGGCAAACTGGCTCGTCCAGGTGCTGGCGGCGTTGACCAACGCAAAGGCGAATACGACAACGAAATGAAGTCGCTGATTGCCTATGCAAAATACGGCACAACTGGCGACTCGCTGCGCGCACACGCAGAAGAGTTGAAATACTTGCGCACCGACGTAAACGCTGACGGCGGTTACCTGGTTGCTCCTGAGTATGTGAACGAGATCCTGAAAAACATCACAGAGATCAGCCCTATCCGGTCAATCTCTAAAGTTCGTAGCACATCACGTAAAACCGTGTTGATTCCTACTCGTGACACTCTGGTGTCTGTAGGATGGAATGGTGAAGGCGTAGCGGCTAGCGAAAGCAACAGCCAATACGGCATGCAAGAAATCACCATGGGCAAGCTGTCCGTACAAACTCGCTTAACTCGCGAGGAAGTAATGGACTCCAGCTTCAATATGGAACAGCAAGTACGTGACGACGTTGCAGAAGCGTTTGCACAAGCTGAAGGCGCTGCGTTCGTATCTGGTACCGGCATTAACCGTCCCCAAGGTTTCCTTGTTGCGGCTTCTGTTGATAACAGCAACACTGCAGTAGTTGGCGCGCTTGGCGCAGATGACCTGATCACTTTGACAGGCACTCTGAAAACCGGTTACATGCCTTACTTCGTATTGAACCGCCGCACTCTGGCGTACATCCGTCGCCTGAAAGATGGTAACGGCCAATACTTGTGGGCACCTGGTATCGCTGCCGGCCAACCAAACAGCATTATCGGCGAGCCGTACATTTCAGCGATTGATATGCCAGACGTAGCAACAGGTCAAACACCTGTAGCCTACGGTGACTTCATGCGCGGTTTCATGATCGTTGATCGCACCATGATGACAATGATTCGCGACGAGGTAACACTTGCCGCACAAGATATGATTGCCTTGACATTCCACCGCCGCCTTGCCGGTCAAGTGGTACGTGGCGAAGCAATCAAAAAATTAACTGTAGCCTAATCGGAGAACTTACCATGTCATCAATTGATTTACACAGTCAGATTTTTTGCTACAACGCGTTGAGCAATGCGACTATTGCAACCGACACCACAACTGTCGGCGCGATTATAGACACGGCCGGTTATGAGTCTTGCGAGTTCATAATCAAGTCGGGTACACGCACTGACGGCACTTACACGCCGTTGATTGAGGAGAGCGATGATAGCGGCATGTCTGGCGCTACTGCGGTTTCTGACACGTTCCTTGTTGGTACTGAAGCCGCTGCCGCTATCACTGCGTCTAACGCATTGGGCCGCATTGGCTACGTTGGTAAGAAGCGCTATGTACGCCTGTCGATTGTGTCTACCAGCGTTACAAGTGGCTGTACTGCATTCGGCGCTGTTGCTGTACTTGGCAACTGTCGCACACAGCCTA